AAAATCAATCATTGTGATCCTGTTAGTTAGGTTTACAGCCCTTGGATGTTTAAGCATCACGAAGGGCGATTTCTATTAACTATTATACCACAATTAATATTAATTAGTCTGGCAATTTTCCGATTAAAAGTATAGCGATCGCACCTCAAGATTAAATACTAGAGGGTGTTAAATTATTCGCTAAAACCATCAAGATTCCCATGCTTATCCTTCCATCGTTTCCGTCTGGCACTAAGCCGTTTAGCTTCCCTTTGTTTTTCCTTTTGTTCGGGTGAAAGGTTTTGAGCATAACGCCGTTTCCGTTCCCGACCTTTCTCAGAACGATCATAATCAAGGTTCCGATCTTTCCCTTTGTCGCTCTGACTATATTTAGCCTGTGCTTTCTTCAGTGACTCGCTCATGCTATAATAACCTCACTTATTGCTTAACTACGCCCTCTAACCTTCTGGGTTAGAGGGCATCTTAATTATAGCAGTCCATCTACTTAGGTCTATCTCTAAAAAATATTTTAAAAAACGCTTGACATATAGCCGTCTATCTACTACAGTTATAAATAGTTAAGCAATAAGGAAACAAACACCATGAACACCACTAAAATCGTCCATCAAGTAGTAATCACCCTCCGAGACACCTACAGACACGCTCGGTTTATTGTGACCACAGAAGGCTCGGACGTTATCATCTCTTGGACTGACGGCCCTACAGAGGAATCCGTGATGGGGTTTGTATCATACCTGAGTGAAAACATCAAACCCAACCGAACCTATACAAAGCAACAGGAAGAAGCCGACATCTGGGAATCTGTAGTAAATGCCTACGCAAAAGCTCAGGGCTAAAAACAAGAGCGTAGAAAACCCCTGACCGCTATCAGTCAGGGGTTTTCTTTTAGCCATGAGCTACCTCTAAAAAGAATTTTAGAAAACCCCTTGACATATAGTCGTCTATCTACTATGATTAAAGATAGTTAAGCAATAAGGAAAAACGCCATGAATGCTAAGTCAATCGCTAAAGAAGTTAAGTTTATCTTAGTCAATACCTACACTAAATCAGTATTTAAAGTCACATCTACAGGGTATTGTGTTGTAGTAACCTGGACGGGTGGCCCTACAGTTTACGAAGTCGGTCAAAGTGTTTTACACCTGGGTGATGTCAAACTCCACAGAGCATAAGAATCAATACTTAACCACTTGAATCCCACAAAGGACAAACACAATGAATACCACTAAAATCGTCCGCGACCTCAAAATTTCACTCAATAGCTTGCCCAACACAACTTTCACGATCCAATCAAACAGCAATAATGAAATTGATGTAACTTGGTCTAAGGGGGTATCAGAAGTGTTCGTAGAAGAATACCTCGCCTCCATAGGATACCCCGCATATCTAGCCAGCACGGGAATAGTTATTAAAATGATACGAAAGAATTAAGACTCATTACTATCAAAAAGCCTAGGATTCAACCCCTAGGCTTTTTGATAATTAATCCGGCATCCGCCCAATTAATTTAGGTTCAATTCCTGTTAGTTTCTCGAATCTTTGTAAGATGATTTCAGAATACTTCTCGCTGAGTTCAAATCCTGCGACGGTGCGATCGCCTTCTAACTTTTCCCCTGCAATAATATCCGTGCCACTACCAAGGAAAGGGGAATAAATTACCCCGTCATCAGGTGAGCTACTTTTATAAATTCTGGCAATCATATCAACGGGCTTGGGTGTTGCGTGACCCCATCTCTCCTCACCTTGAACTCTGGGATATTCCCATACATCGGTCATGTTTTCATGGGTGTTGTTGAAGTAAGCCCGTGTCTCGTACCATTCCCGTTTAAGGTCATCGTATTCCCGTTTAAGGTCATCGTATTCCCGTTTAAGGTCATCGTATTCCCGTTTAAATGCTTTGCCTTTTGCTGCGTTTTGCAGAGCAATATAATCCTCCTCTAAAATAAGTCTGAACCCTCCTTTTGTAAAAGCAGATTGAGTCATGTTCTGTTTGCCACAAATCTTGTTACATTGTGCCGTTGTTAACCCTGATTTCTTGCGCTCATTGTCAAGGTATAGCCTGATTGTCTCCCATCCTTCCCAATAATTATCGGCATTATTATTAAATCCTTGTTCACCTAACATAAAGAAAAGCACAACTTCATAGCCGTGCGGGTAGCTTCTCATTTTGTCGCTACCAATAGGGCTTCCACACGGCCCCGCAGACGGTGGTTTATTCCAAATAACTTGACTTCTGAAAGTCAACCTTTCCGAATCACTCAACCCGCCTTTATACCATAACCGCCATAAATCTTCAGCATTACCCCAAATATAAAAACTGCCATTATCTTCTACATTCCCACGACAAGCTCTGATCCATTTCATCTGAAAATCATCTAGCTTTTCTCGGTAGAGGTTATCATTCAGAACCCCGTCCTTTTCCTTACCCATTCCATAAGGTGGGTCAGAATGGACTAATACAGCCTTGCCATCCCCCAACAAAGCCCTAACATTCCCCTCAATAGTAGAATCACCACAACCCAGTCGGTGGCGACCCAGCGCCCATATTTCACCCAACTTAACCCTAGATTCAATTTCATCTACCTTATCCAGAAGCTCGGCTATTTCTTCCTCATCTTCCTCTTGCTGTTCAGTCGAGTCAAACCCTTCACCCTTGCCCAACTGTTCCAATAATTCATTTAATTTATAATCAGGGAAAAACTCACTCAGATCAACTTCCTGAGCTAAATCATTTAAAAGATCAAAGTCCCATGTACTGAAATCCGAGGCAGTATTATCAGCGATCGCATATTGTTTCCAATCCGACTCTGACAACCCTTTACGCTTAACAGCAACAATCGTATTACCATCGGCTTCTACAACCAAAACCTTCTCAATCCCTAATTGACCCGCCTCCTCAAAAGTTCCATTACCCGCCCTGATAACGTCATTTTCATCAATAACAATGGAACGGCAAGCCCCAAACTGTTCTAAGGATTTGGAAATCACCTTAGCTGATAACGGCGTTCTTTTGCGGGCATTATTCGGATCGGGAGTTAGTTTGCTGATATCTGTCTCAGTAATTTTAGGTTTACTCATAAATTAGTTTGCAATAAGACTTTTAACCATGTTAACTTTAAAGTGTTGTTATTGCGTCACCATGCGCTAAATAAAACTATTGCTTCAGTACCAAACATTGAAAGGATCAGGGAAGCGGTCAGGGAGGTTATTGAGAACCCTTACCTGAATAACCGAGAGATTGGTAGGCGGCTTAACATCTCAGAAACAAATTTAAGGCGATGGAAAAAACTACCTATTTGGGAGCAAATCAGACATGAACTCCTAACCGAACGGGCAGAAACAATTAAGGCAACAATAGAAAAGGACAGAATGGCTTATCAACAGGATTTAGAGGAAAAACAAAAAACATGGCAAGCGTTCAGGAAAGCCCTAGAGACTAACGGAGCATATTCCCTCACCCTTTCCAACAATGCCTATAAAGCTGCAAATAATGAGCAAGACTCCCTAAAGGCTTGTTCTAAAGCCACCAAGTCAGGAGCGCAAGTTCACTCTCGAAATGGGATGGAAGTTTTGAAAACTCTGGCAATGGTAGATGATCAACTCTATCAAAACAAGGTATTAATCGAATACTTTGAAAACCTTGAAAAAGAACAAACTCAAGAAATCTCAGAAGATTAATTATGCCTAATTTTGAAAGTGTTTTAGTTTTCCTGTTATTGTCTCTTGGTTTAAGATGGTTTTTGTTTAAGTACAAATTACTTGATAGGATTAGGGAATCACTTAAACAGAAACACCAACTTTTTAGGGAGTTGTTTAATTGTCCATACTGCCAGACATTTGAGAGTTCCGTGCTAGTTTATTTTGTTCTGGGAATGCCATTTAGTCCCGTTACAGGGATTCTTGCGGGTTTATTTAATGCTTATGTTTCGGTGTCGATTGAGAATATAATTGAATCCCAGATAGAGGAGTTAGAGGGAAATTTTAAGACTCCTAAAACTTTGGAGATTCCCGACTACAAAACCCCAATTGAAATATTTAACTTAGGATCTAAATAATGGAAAGAATTGAACTATGCTCAAACAGATGTTGTCCAACCCTTGCTAAACTTGGGGATTTATGGATTATAAATGATGATTATGGTGGGGAGGTTAAATTGACACCTGATCAGCTTGATAATTTAGTAAAAGTTAAGTTGAAATATGAAAAAGATTTGGCATCTACAAGAATGATTGAAACTGAAAAGGCACGGGAAAATGGATTACTTATTCAATCCTAAAACTCAACGCTACCATTACAAACAGGGTGCGGGTCGGGGTCAGTTTGTACCCGCCACTGCCATTAAGTTTATGATGGAGCGCAACATTGAGGCGACACAGGGGGATATTAAGACCATTGGGGAATTATTGGTCAATGGTAAAATATCCCTCTCAACTTGGGAAGAAATGACTGCGATCGCACTCAAAAACTTGCATATTCAATCATACCTACTTGGTCGCGGTGGTAAAGGTTCTATGAATCAACGGGACTATGGATTAATTGGCAATCGACTCAAAAAGGAATACAAATATTTGAGGGAATTTGCTAAGGAAATCCAAACTACCGGAGTTAGCAAAGCTGATTTCTTTAGGCGATTAGAGATGTATAGCAACGCCGGATCAGGTCAACACGAAAAAGCCCGAACTGAAGGACACAAGAAAGCGGGTTATTCTTGGGAACGTCGGGTCAGGACTAAAACTGAGTCGTGCCAGCCGTGTCTAACTTTTGAGGGCATGGGGTGGCAACCTATAGGAACGCTCCCGAATCCAACGGAACAATGCGAATGCAGGTCTAATTGTGGGTGTTATAAGAAATTCGCCAAAGAAAAACCGCGAGATTTTGTCAAGCGGTTTGGAAGTTTTGACTGTGCTAACTTTTCAATACTTATGAAAAAGTTAGGGTGACAGCCGCCGTTGTGCCACCAAGTACAGCCTCGCCCGATGTGGGTACAATGGCAATGGTGGCAACTTCGGGAGTTCCCGCAAAGGTGAAAGTTAAAACCCCAACAGGGGCTAACTGACCGTCGGCTCCGCGAGAAGAAACGATAATTTCTTGGGGGTTATTTTTATCAACATGAACAGCCATAATTTAACCTAGAATTGATTTAATCTTATTATATTAGAAAATCACTATGTTCACGACTTCGACTACTCAAAACACAAGAATCGGGTTCCCTCACCCCACGCCAGAGGAAATGCTAAAAATTAAAAAGTTTTCCAATGCCGAACCCCATCAAGTTGTGGTAGTGGAAATCACCGCAGCCGACAATTTGATGAATCGAGGGCGGGGTAAATGGTCTAAAGATTCCCTCTTGAAATTAGCAATGTTAGCACCGGGAATTACCGTTACTTTAGACCATGACTGGGAAAATATCAATAAAGTTCAGGGGCGGGTTTTTGATGCTAAGTATGAAGAAGAAGAACCGCCGTACAATGAACTGGCAAAAGCTGGAAACTTCGAGTTAAACAGTTGGATTGTTGGGGATGAAGGCTATGCAAAATTAGAGTTAAAAGCCATTATCCCCGTTGATTCCCCTATCTTGGAATCCCTTTGGTTGGGAACAATTAGTTACGTTTCACTAGGAAATTTCACAATAGAGGATCTATGGTGTCCGTTGTGCGACTGCTCATTTTATGACGCAGCTTGTCCCCATCTTATCCCATCCCTAGTAGAATCAGATACCGAAATAACAGCCCCATTTTATATCAGGAAAGGCTCTAAAGATTTGGGAGAAGTTAGTCTAGTTCTAATCCCAAATCTACCAGGTGCTAAGGTTGAGCTACCAGAAAATTATGATCATTGATAGAACCAATCAATTTATTGATAGAACCAATTAATCGGATGATTGACAACCTTGGCTATCCTCTCAAGCCGATCACAAGATGGGACTGACAGGTCATGCTCATATCTATGAATACTCAATCGGGCAATATCTGCCCTTTTCCCTAGCGTTTCCTGGGATAAGTTGGCTCGGTTTCTGGCAATTAATATCAATTCTCCTAAGCTAAATTCGTTTATATTATCCTCGGAGCCACTAGGAATATTGTGGCTTTTGGGCTTCGTTTGCATACCTACCCCCTCAATCTATATCACTTCTGAATAAATTGTATCACTTCGCTTAAACGCTTGGGATAAACTCAGAATTGCATACCTACCAATCTTAAAATGAAGCGTGCCTTAAATATATTAAAGGATACGTTTTCTGATAGTGAGTCGGGAGTGGAACAAGATGCAATCAAACGTTTAAATGCTGCAAAGCAAAAACGCAAGACCGATCAAGCTCCCAAGCCAGAAGACCTTCCAATTGAAAATCCAACTATGGAAAAACCGAGTTTAATTGTCGGAAAAGATAATGCTGAAAGTCCAGTAGATGTTCCCGTTATTCAACCCCAAAAAGATCCTGTGATTGAAGTTGGGGAAGACGGAAAAACTGTTGAACTTGATATGGTGGCACTAAGATCCTTGATTCAGCAGAAAGAAAAAGCGCAAGCTGACAAGGATTCTGTGATTATTCAGCAAGCTCTTGATGAACTTAAAAAAGCCAAAGAAGAAGCTGAACAAGTTAAAGATCAGTTGATTGAAGCTGAAAAAAGACATCAAGAAAGTATTAAAGAGGAGCGCAAAAAAACAGCAGATTGGACTCGGATTTTTGCTGATACAGGCTTTGATTTAAACGTTGTAGATCAAAACGTTCAACAAATTCAGTCAGATTATAAACCCTCACCTTATCTGCAAGTAGAAGGTCGGACTCGCTCAATCTCAGGGCTTGATGCCTATAGAGAAGTTAAGCGTATCCTGGAAAGTAAAGCTGATTGTCCTCTGTCTACTGCTGTTAATCCCTTGTCGGGTGAGATTGTAGAGTTTAAAGATACAGGAAATTTGGATAGATTTGTTCGTCAAAATAGAGATTCTATTATTGATGGATTGGATCAACAAATGAAGCGTGGCGGTTTGTTGCAAGGGCGAAATTCAGATAATACCAGCCCTACAACTATTTCACCGTTTTTCCTGGAAACTTTAAGCGCGCTGACTCGCGTCAACCACTCTCCTGCTTTTATCTTCTGGCAATTTGCAAATCGCAATATTTCCTTGGGATATAACGTCGGAGACACGATTCAAATCCCCCGAGTTAGATATTCTGCTTCGGCAACTTCTACTAATGCTTGGAAGTTAGATCCTTTAGTAGATATCACTGCCACGAATCAAGCTATTGAGGCGGGTCACGTCAAAGCGATTTTAGAGGAGTATGGTCTAGGCAAGGATGCTACCATGCCACCCCTCACCGTTGCTGAGTTCTATATGCGGACTTCCTTGATGGATTTGATGCCATTCATTGAGCGCAACCTTGGCTATAACTACAATCAGTTTGAAGACTTACTGATTCGTGAGCTATGGGGTGGTACTACTCGGATTGTCTACAACGATAACGGTGTTGTGACAACGACCGTAGGCAACGTGAACGTGGGTGACAGTGGATTGCTTAATCTCACTTTCTTGACCAACCTCTATGCTTACTGCTATGGGAGTCTCCAAATTCCCCCGCTTGATGATGGGCATTATATTCTAGTGACTAACCCATTCTCGGCTGCGGCACTGACCAATTCCCTACAAGAGAATAGTCGGTACACCTCCCGCGTGGCGATGAATGATTTAACGTCGCTTCTGAAACAGACCACGATGAATGATTTGGGAAGAACAGACGGATATCAGTTCAGCGTTGCCAACTTCCACATCTTTGTGTCAAACGCTTTTGGTGCAGGAATTGTAGGTACTGAGGGTGTGCAATCTGAGACTACCGGAGCGGGTGCTAAAACCACTCGGTCATCCTTTGTCGCAGGGCGTGACACCATCGGGCGTTCAATCGCCATGCCGTTTACCATTAAACGAGCCAAAGAAGACGGTTTTGGACGGATTAACCGATTCATCTGGA